GAGACTCAACAGCTGTATCCATTGCCATGCTGCTATCTCTAAAAGGAACTCGATCAACATCATCAGACGATGATCCTACCTCTAACCCTACTGTTCTAAATAATCGCAGCGTTATGTGGTGTATTCTCTTTGGTTTTCCCTGGCTGGTTCCATCAACGGATCCGGACTCAAGCCTCAATGTTTGTAAATTTGATGTATAACCCAATCCGACCGCCGCCGTTGTTGCAGATAAATCCAGAGATACAGCACCGCTGCTAACCGCTTTGTCTGAATGTGATCCTCCGTTGCCTAGTATAGAAACAGTAGCGCCCTCAAGATGATATAAACCACTAAATGACGTAACCGCACTACCAGAATACGTTAAGCCACTATCAACAAAGAAAGATCCGGTAGCAACTGTTCCAAAATCAAATACATTTAATTTCTCTACATACCGCTTTGTTTGTGAGTTGATCGTTCTTTTAACAATCATATATAATTCATCTTCACCGGTATCTGTGGGCAACGTCGCTATACTTTCGACCACCGCATTACCGGTACTAAACACACCGCCAATCGTGTGCTTGTGCCAGGCAACAACTTGTTCTTCACGTCGATAGGTCATCCCCAATAAAACACCATCACCACGCAGCGCCCATACAACGCTGTCTGGCTCTTGCTGATATGCAAATTCTGTTATACCGCCCTCGGTAATATGTTCTGCCAGGATGGTCATATCTGGCGCTGTGTATCCACTCGCATCAATATCACCAACATATCTAAATTCTCTGACCTTGCGATTACCGCGCTGGACAAATAGTGTAACATCCGCCACTTGCACCGGATCTATCGCTGCTGTGCCGTAATTACTATATTTTCGGATCAGCGTTGTTGTAGGAGTAATAGGTCCATCATTCGTGGTTGTTACCACAAATTCTCCTCCAGCTGTGCCAACTGTCATAACGCGTGTCGCTGTTAGCCAGCGAATTGCGTTCACCTGGTTGCTAGCGATTGTATAAACTAGCGCATCATCCGCATTGGATCCGGTTGTAAAATTCGTATAATCCGCTGTTTTTGAAAACCATATAGTCTGCGGATTGTCGTTTGTGTTAGCAAATACCAGCCGCTGCTCAAAGAACGTGACCACACTTGGATAATTATCGGTGGCATTATTTATATTCGGACTCGGTGTTCCGGAGATCGATGGTGTTGCAAAACTCCAGCTGGTATGGCTGGATCGCGTTAACGTCCTAATCGCATAACTAGGATGAACGATATACATTGTGTCGGCACTCTGAGCAAATCTGATATCCGCTAATACTGACTCCGGATATGGTGTCGCCACCTCCAGGATTTCATTAGCTGTACCGCCACTTGAATAGGCTGTGAAATCGGTAGTATTAATCGCTGTTCCCCATAGATCCGTCAGCGTAAACGTATGCGTGGTCGAGTTAGCAACTTTATAATTTCGTCCGTTCAACTCGGTCATACCGGCAACTGAGGCAATATAAACCTCGTCACCATTAGAATATCCGTGTGATGTTGCTGTTATTACACCAGGACTTGCCTGGGTTGCGCCCGATATAGTCTTTGTTGTACCCGATAAAACTTGCTCACCATTGCGGTAAATCCGCATGATTTGCTCGCCAAACTCCAAAATATAAGTATCTGTCGTTTTAAATTGAAACGGAATAAGCCTACATTTAACGCTGCTTGTTTTAACTTCTCCTAAAAACTCTGTTCCTGGTCTACGCGCTACACCGCCATGCGGCATAGAAACCATGTTTGTTAGGTCAGATAACCCCTCCTTGTATTTCTCTATAGAAACTCTGCCCTCTAATCGTGGCGATATTTCTCCGGCTACAAAGGATTGTATAGCTGGTGCTGATCGTGCCATTACAACCTCGATTCAATTAGATCACTAGCCTCGATGCGCTGCGGCGCACCCTCTGTTGCATCAATAAATCTAGCCTCACGCAATCTTTCATCGAATAGCGCTTTTTGCAGCTGCACTACTGTTGTCGATCCGGTTAACGCATAAGAAATAGTATAGGCTAATTTAGCTGACAAAGTTCCAACTAAACCAGCATCATATTCATTTGGATCCTCAGATCGCGCTACATATTTAATCTTTGCCGTTGACTCGTCTGTTAGCAACTTACGACCCTCGATCACAAATACACTACCGCCAGCATTGTTTGTGAGGTTATCAAAGGGATATGTTTGCGATCCATTTGAATATTCCAGGACTCTTAGGCAATAAGGATCCGCCGGCAAGGTATAGGAATATGTATATCCATAAGCCGGAGCAGAAGCATCTTGCGCTAAAGTTGCCCTTTTAATTAAGCAGTTCCAGGGGTGAGCACGAAAAACCTCGTTACGGACATTAGCGTACACCTGGTTAATAACACGCGCAGCTTTAGAGTTTTCATCCATACTAGTAATGTTTGTTGCTCCAATCGCATTAAGCGCATTATTAGAAATTTCCACAACACTCGGCATTGCTCACCCCTGGTTAATTTTAAGTTACGACGTATTCGATCATAAATGATAGATCGCCAGCTGTGTCGCCAGCCGCATCAAAAATCAAGCCGATATTGTAATATCCGCCTGGATCAGATGATTGACCAGCATCTTCCCACACTTTTTGACCCATCAAATTGACGTTACGCGCTTCAAAAGCTACCTCAGTTCCGGTAGTGACAGCAGCACGAAGATCGGTGATCGCACTTGCGTAGCAATCATCATCAACCGCTGTGACGTTACCATCAGCTGTCCATAGTCCAACATCACAAGTGTTTGTACTTCCACTATCCAGGTCGTCATTGAATAGCTTGATACTTGTTACACTCGCGTTAGTCGGAATAGGAGCCAACATAACTGTGTCACTAGCACTCAAATCACCAGCAGCTAGAGCGATTGTGCCTTGCAAAATTCGCTTAACTCCGTGCATTTGATGTGCTGGATTCATCACTTGAGGTGAGGCTTCAAAATTGGTTACTAATGTAGTATTAACATTTGCCATTATTCAATCCTCCTTACTCATTACACGCAATTTCAACTACCATTTCTTCCTCAAGACGGCTGCTGCCGAAAGAAGAACAGTAATAGATCTGCGTGCTGTATGACTTATCTGATCGTTCATCTATCCTGGCAGTGGGTTCCTTACCCATTCCCAAGACCATCCCCTCTTTAGCATACGCATAGCAAAGCCTTGAGGTTCCGTTATCTTTTAAACGATTAGATGTTATAAATTTAAAGCCGAGAAAAGTATCCATCTCTCCTTGAACTAGCGCCTTCCGTACCAACTATAGTTTTCACTACCATGTTCTCATGTTTGTGGTCTGGACTTTATCTTTACCCTCAACTGAATGTTAGGGTATCCCCTGTCAAGTCTCTACACCTTACTATTTCTAGTCTTGGCTCGGTATTAGCATTTTAAAGCCTTCACCGAATTTAAGGGATTTTCATCTAAGTGTTTCCACCTAGATAGGCAAAGTGTTTACCGAATTGAAATCTGCGCTTGTTACTGTGGTAGAGTTTAATAGATCTTCTATCTGCTCTGGTGAAACAACGATAAATCTCTCTATTGAGGGATCCACGCTGTTTTGATCTAGGATCTTCTTTGCACTAACCAATTTTGCAATCGTTAGTCCAGCACTACCATGAGCGATTTTTTGCCCACTAGGTAAAGCTGTTGAAGTTCCACCCGATACACCGGTTTTAGCTGTACCGCCTAAAGCTGCGATGATTTCATCATCCATAGCTCTACCAATAGCGGCTGCCGCTGCCTTTGCGTATGTTGACTCTGGAGAGATCAACATGCGGATTTTGTCCTGGTCGTCTACAAGGTCTGCGTATTCATAATCCACAAGACTCACCATTCTTCTCGCATGGGGTGTATCCATTAATGGGGTATCAGAGTGACGGCTAGATCTAGCTTGCGCTACACCGGAACCGATCTGCTCGAAAAACCCTTTTTCTCCGTTAACCGACTCAGTTCTCACAGAATTACGCAGTAATGAACCCATTTGCTGCGATAATAATGATACGTTCTGAGAATATTGATTAACGAAAGCAGTAGTAATTTGTGTACTCATTGTAAGTACCTCCGTTAAAAAAGTTAAAATTTAGGTGGGTTATCTCGCAAAAGACCCAAAATATTTTTTACCTGGAGGGATCCGAAGATTACCCCTCTGGTTCTGGATACAAATCCTCATTGATCTTCAAAACACGTTGAATGTATTTATCGTGATCGGGATGAGTATTGCTCCAATATGGACTACCAGATTGCATGAGTTCTCGCTTTTCGCGCTCAAGTTCCTCTGGTGTGCTAATCTGCTCACTTGTAGGACCGCCCAGGGTATCTTCACTTATCTGGTCAG